ACCAAGGTGTTGAGCATCACTTCCCTTTTGACCATGCTGATGTACCTAGTCAAGCTGACTACCATGAGCGTGTGCAGTGGTATCTTGACCAAGCTACTGTACTCATCTGTCACAATGTGGCACATGATTTGCTATGGCTATGGGAGTCAGGCTTCAAGTATGATGGTGCAGTGTTTGATACTATGCTTGTTGAGTATGTCTTGCAGCGTGGACTGAAGGAACCTCTATCACTAGAGGCTTGTGCAGAACGCTACGAGTTGGATACGAAGAAGCAGGATACACTCAAGGAGTACTTCAAGCAGGGCTACAGTACACGAGACATACCATACAACGAGTTGTGTGAGTATCTATCTGCTGACCTTCATGCTACTCAGCAGCTTGCTAACAAACTATGGTATCGCCTTAACACTACGGCTGATGCAGGTCTGCTATCTACGGCACGGCTGACTAACCGTGTGGCTAAGTGTCTGACTAAGATATATCAGACAGGCTTTGCCGTTGACTTGACTAAGCTAGAAGAAGTACGCAGTGAGTTTGAGCAAGAGAAGCAGCAACTTACTACTGACTTACAGGCTCATGTACGTAAGCTGATGGGTGATACACCTATCAATCTTAACAGCCCAGAGCAATTGTCTTGGGTTATCTACAGCCGCAAGGTATTGGACAAACCATATTGGGGTAATGCTATTGACCCATACATGGCAGATGCAGACTTTCGCAGCCTGATTGCTGGTGGTACTGAGCGTGTACAAAAGACAGTAGCGCAACAGTGTCGTGAGTGTAACGGTACTGGACAGATACGAAAGGTAAAGAAAGATGGAACACCATTTGCTAGACCCACAGGCTGTAAGAACTGTAGTGGGCGGGGTTATCTGCTTGTACCTACTGTGGATGTGGCGGGGCTGAAGTTCAAGCCACCTACGCCTAAGTGGGCAAGTGCTAACGGCTTCTCTACCAGCAAGCAGAACCTAGAGGTACTAGAATCAGCAGCTAAGTCCAGAGGACTGGATGATGCGGTTGACTTCTTGTCTAAGGTACGGCGGCTATCTGCTGTCGATACCTACCTGTCATCCTTTGTTGATGGCATTGGGCTATACACCAAGAGTGATGGCAAGTTGCATGTACGTCTGTTACAGCATCGCACATCAACTGGTCGCTTCTCTGGTGCTGACCCTAACATGCAGAACATGCCACGTGGCGGCACGTTCCCTGTAAAGAAAGTGTTTGTGTCACGATGGGATGGTGGTAAGATAATGGAAGCTGACTTTGCGCAGCTTGAGTTTCGTACTGCCGCGTACTTATCACAGGATGAGGTGGCTATTGAAGAAGTATCTACTGGATTTGATGTACATGCATACACCGCTAAAGTTATTAGTGATGCTGGTCAGCCTACGAGTAGACAGGATGCGAAGGCGCATACGTTTGCTCCACTCTACGGCGCGACAGGATACGGCAGAAGCAAAGCCGAAGCCGCATACTACGAACACTTCACAGCAAAGTACAAAGGAGTTGCCGCTTGGCACTCCCGACTGGCTAAAGAAGCTGTGAACACACAAAAGATAACCACGCCTAGTGGCAGAGAGTTTGCGTTCCCTGATGTGGTACGTAAATCTACCGGGCGTGTGTCTCACTTTACACAGATTAAGAATTACCCTGTGCAATCATTCGCTACTGCAGACATTGTACCTATTGCATTACTGCACATTGATGACTTGCTAAAGGGTATGCAATCATGTATAGTGAACTCAGTGCATGACAGTATTGTCATTGACGTACACCCTGACGAAGAAGCGCAGGTTATCAATGTCATAGCTGCTACTAATGATGCACTACCTGAACTCATCACTTTACGGTGGGGAGTTGACTTCAACGTACCTCTATTATTAGAGGCAAAGATAGGCCCGAATTGGCTTGACACCAAGGACGTAACCTGATATAACTATGCATTCCACAACTGAAAAGGAGTTAATTATATGACTGAACTTACAACAATTGATACGAACAACTACGCTGAGATGGCTAAAGCTATGGGCATGGCTAACGAAGCAGCAACCACTAAGAAGCAGGGTATGTTCCTTGCTCGTCTACGCATCAACCACTCAGCTATTCTTGGTGCAGAGAGCATCTTGGTTAAGGCAGGTACATACAAGCTGGAGATTCCAGATGGCCCTACCTACTATGCTGAGTCTGCCATTGTCCGTCCATTCATGCAACGCTTCATGTACAAGAAGTTTGTCATGGGCAGTGCTGGCAAACCTAATCGTTACGTCAAGACTGTTATGGCTGATACCCTTAACATGGACTTGAAAGATAACGATGGTGGCTACAACTGTGGCAAACCTGCTGGCTGGATTGAAGACTATGCTTCACTGCCTGAAGCTACCAAAGAGTTAATCAAGTCAATCAAGCGTGTACGAGTAGTGCTTGGTAATGTCGAGTTGATTAATCCAAAAGATGTCAACGGTAATCCTGTTGAGTTGGAGTCTACCCCATTCATCTGGGAAGTAGAGAACCGTGACGCATTCAAGACAGTCGGTGGTGTATTCACCAAGCTGGCTAAGATGAAGCGTCTACCTGTCCAGCATACAGTAGACCTTACTACTGAGGAGCGTAAGCTGCCTAATGGTAATAGCTTCTACCTACCGCTGACTGGTATGGATACTACCAAGACAGTTGAACTGCAGCAGAAAGACCAAGACCTCTTTGCTGACTTCATGTCATGGGTTCAGAACTACAACGAGTACATCATCAATGCCTATGCAGAGAAAGCAGGGGATAGTGATGGTGATGAGTTGGATGAGTTGGACATCAACGACATCATTGATGTTGAAGAGGTAGCGTAATGAACCATCCTGCTGAACTGGCGTTACATCAGTACATGGATAGTGCTGTCAAGGGTGACAGTACCATGTCTGAGACTACCATCAATCAGGTAGCTGCAGATATATCCGAAGCACTGAAGCGTCAGTTTGGTGGGGGAAACAAGCGAGGTGACTTCAGGATTCGCATGTCTAATGTTGGCAGACCTACTTGCCAGCTATGGTATGAGAAGAACAAGCCTGAAGTTGCCTTGCCTTTCCCTACCACATTCATAATGAACATGATGCTTGGAGACATCGTTGAAGCTGTCTTCAAGGGATTGCTAAAGGAAGCGGGGGTACAGTATGAAGATAGTAAAACCGTTCATCTGGACGTTGGTGACGATAGCATTCGCGGCTCATATGATATTGTCATTAACGATGCTGTCGATGATATTAAATCAGCTTCCGACTGGTCATATAGAAACAAATTTGAATCCTACGATACCCTTGCCAGTGGCGATGGTTTCGGATACGTAGGCCAGTTAGCTGGCTACGCAAAGGCATCCGGCAAGAAGGTCGGTGGCTGGTGGGTAGTCAACAAAGCTAACGGTGCGTTCAAGTATGTACCAGCTACAGGACTTGACCTTGATGCAGAGGTTAAGAAGATAGAGGATACAGTAGCAACAGTAAAGGAGAACAGATTTGAAAAGTGTTTTCAACCAGTACCAGAGAAGTTTAGAGGCAAGGAGACAGGTAACAAAATACTTAATGATGGCTGCAGGTTTTGTAGCTATCGTTTTGATTGTTGGCCTACTCTAACAGAGAAGCCAGCCGTTATGTCACAGGCAAAGAATCCACCTATCATATCTTATATAGGAGATGTAATTGCTGCATAAGGCAAGACGTATGGCTATTAAGTATGGGTATCGCAGTGGGCTAGAACATCAGCTATCCCTGTATCTTGATGAACACAAGGTCAAGTATGACTACGAGAACATCAAGATAGAATGGGAAGACCTAGCCTACCGCACCTATACACCAGACTTTATACTGTACAACGGTATTATTATTGAGACTAAGGGAAGGTTCCTTGCAGCAGATAGGCGAAAGCATGTCGCTATCAAGAAGCAGCATCCCAAGCTTGACATCAGGTTTGTGTTTACTAATAGTAGAGCCAAGCTTAGTAAGGGGGCAAAGTCTTCCTACGCTGACTGGTGTATTAAGCATGGGTTTAGGTACTATGACCGTATCATTCCTGAAGACTGGTTAAAAGAGAAAGGCAAGAACAAACATCCCCCATTCATAAAATTCAAGGGTTCAAAAGTAAAAAGGAGATAGCACATGGATACGGAACAACTAAAGAAACAGATAGAAGATGAAGACTTTGTTATACGCCTACGGCCTTACGCTGATGATGACGGTAAGTGGAGTGGCGAGATTGATATATCCATCATGGCTTTTCCTGAGAACAAAATGGATGATGATGACTATGGGCAGGTAATGCACTTCTGTAAGATGATGTGTGCTACTGTACCTATCATGGAAGAGTCAAAAGAAATACGTGATATAGTTCACGATTATGTGATGGAAGTTATTGACAACGAGATGGATATTACTGTAGAGTTAGAGGAAGAAATAGATGTAGAGAAGACCTATGAGGGTAACGTAATACATCTTAACTTTAATACTAAGACAGGAGGTTCAGCATGAGTAGACACGAGGATTACATGAAGATAATGACAGAGCGAGAGCAAGCAGGTAAGGAAGCCTATAGCGGTAACGTACTTGATATGGTCAACAATCCACCACACTATAACCAGACAGGCATTGAGTGTATTCACGCTATCTCTGCTGCCACTGACAAAGGGTTCAGGTACTACCTGCAGGGCAACATTATGAAGTACCTCTGGCGTTTTGACTACAAGGACAAACCCATAGAAGATTTGCAGAAAGCCAAGTGGTATTTGGACAAGTTGATTGAAGAGGTTATGGCAGATGGCAAGAGTTAAACTGTTCATTACCATAGACGTAGATGAAGAAGAGTATCCTATACCTGCCGATGGACAAGTAGGTGAGGAGATAGAAGATGGCATACGTGAGTACTTCTACGATGTAGACGGTGCTGACATAAAAACAATTAGAACTATTATGGAGTAATGAAATGAGAAGCAACCAATTACCAACAGACTACCAAAACTTTATTGCTCTTTCCCGATATGCAAGATGGAAAGAAGATGAGCAACGAAGGGAGACATGGGGTGAAACTGTCACTAGATACTTTGATTATATGGAAGGGCATCTTGGTGCTAACTTTAGTTATAAGCTTCCTGATTCACTAAGGGGTGAACTAGAAGAGGCAGTGCTTAGTCAAGCTATCATGCCTAGCATGAGGGCATTGATGACATCAGGGCCAGCACTAGACCGCTGCCACGTAGGTGGATACAACTGCTCATACGTACCTGTGGATAGCCCACGTGCGTTTGATGAGACTATGTACATCCTCATGTGTGGCACAGGTGTAGGCTTCTCTGTGGAGCGTCATTGCATTGAGAAGCTACCCATTGTAAATGAAGACTTCCATCACACAGACACAGTAATCAAGGTAGGTGACAGCCGTCCGGGTTGGGCTAAGTCACTCAAAGAACTGATTGCTATGCTATACACTGGACAGATTCCCAAGTGGGATGTGTCTGAAGTACGTGCAGCAGGTGAACGCCTCAAGACATTTGGTGGTAGGGCATCAGGCCCACAGCCTCTGGTTGAGTTGTTTGAGTTTGTTGTACAGAAGTTTAAGGGTGCAGCGGGACGTAGGCTATACCCAATTGAGTGTCACGACATCATGTGTAAGATTGGTGAAGTGGTAGTCGTAGGTGGTGTACGCCGTAGTGCATTGATTTCATTGTCTAATCTTAATGATGACCAGATGGCACATGCCAAGTCAGGTATGTGGTGGGAGAATGAAGGGCAACGTGCGTTGGCTAACAACTCTGTAGCGTACAAGGGCA